GTAATTGATTGACAGGTTTAATTGCTTTATGTAAGTATGATAAAACTCTACCAGAGTTACCATCAACTGAGCCAGATGGTGCATATGATATTGCATCAGGAGCTATCTTTAGACCAGAACCGCCACCGCCTGTTCCAGAAGAAGACAAACCTTTTTCATTATAAAGATAATACTCTTCAACGGCATCAATCATATCAACGCCAGTTTTATTACTCTTAGCTTTTTTAACTTGACGAACTTTTCTTATTTTTGTTGGGTCTATATACCTAAGTTCTATAATACCCTGTTTTGGATTTTTAGTGTCAATAATCTTATGATAAAATAATCTACCATCGACATACCAACGCCTAAAAATATCATGACCCTTCTGCTCAAAATGAAGGAGCCGCAATACTTCCCCAAACTCTTCTCTTATTCTTCTTTTTATTTTATCTGGATAAGGTAAACGATCAAGAGTAATTTGTACTGCTTGATCGTCCTCATTTGAAACGATACCTTCATTGATAATATCTTCAATTGCAGTATCACACTCAGGTTGTTGTGCGATATCACGATATCGCCTGATTAAATCTAAATCAGTTTTCTCTCTGCCATCAGTATCTAAAACTTGTCCAAAAAAACCACCGCCAGCAATATCAAGTGTGCCGTCGTCAGCAGTAGGGGTAGTGAATGATGATACACTACCCTCTGCTTTTTTTGGTCTTTCTATACGGAACCCGAAAAGTTCAGCCATTCTATATTTCTCCTACGTTCTATTTAGTAGGTAAATTAGAACGAAACTCCAGAAGGTTCAAAGTGCTGATATCGCCAAGTTACTTCAAAAGTTTCAATCTCAGTTGCTTCAGCATTTGTTAGTTCAATCGTACCAACTGTCAATGGATATGCTGCTCTGAAGATATAACTCTTCAATACAGTTTCATCCCGATCCAACTGTTCTACAGTCAAATCAGTTTGATAGTCAGCAGGAGCAACAACACCAGTATTATTTGCATAATCATTGATACCGTTCTGCCACCTTTCCATTGCATTTCTTATCATGAAATCAGTATCATTCATGAAGGTAGTAGACCAAGGCTCTGGAGCTGGACGATCACCAGATACATAAATGTTTCTTCCACGAAAAGGAACAGGAATTTCACCCAATGTTGAAGCAGGCAAGTTAGAAGCAGTTACTAGAAATGAAGTTCTACGAACATCAAGTCCAATTGCAATGCCGGGTGGGGGAGTAATAGTAACCCTGTATTGGTTAGCTCTTGCACCACCACCGATTAAGTTTGCTTTAAAGTCATCTATATTAGCCATGATTAACCTCCTACCTCGCTAAAGGCAACCCCTGTACGAGTTGCGATAAAGTTTAGGGTAATAAAGTTAATAGAACGAGCTGGTTTGATGTATATGTCACCAATAAACTCGTTACGATCAATAACTTCTCCTGTGTTGTTTGTTGCATCAGCGACTACCTTAAAGTCAGTGATACCACGGCGACCTTGAACATCTCTCAAGAAAGGTTCTACTAAGTTACGGAATTGAGCCCTTGTAAATTCATCATTGAACTCAAATAGTTGAAACTTAGAAGCGGTTGCGATTGCTTTTTCAAGAACCAAGAACAATCTACGAACATTGATACGATCAAATGCACTTGGTTTTGATAGAGCAGTCTTGTCACCAAACAGAACCACACCTTGGCCTGGAAAATTGACAACAGGATTAACTCTAAAGCGATACAATTGATCTCTTTCACCCTGAGATGGGTTGTAAGAAAGTTTAATTGCACCACGAATATTTCCACGATTATAACCAGCTGGAGAGAACCAAGGATCAGCAACACCATCAGTACGAGCACAAAGACCAGCAATATCCCCATTCAAAGGAACATAACGATATACGTCAGCATATTTATCGTACATATATTTGTAAGAACTATCAAATACCATGTAAGAAGATGAAGGGCATAACTCAAATGCAGAAGTAACATTTTCCGTTTGAGTAGTTGTGTTTGCAATACCAACCGTTGCAGAACGATATGGAGAAACAAATCCAACACAATCCTTACGACCTTCTACAAGAGAAGTTATCATTGTTACATGAGTATCTTGTCCAGCAGCTGAATCAGTAACACCAGAACTTGGCCCACCAAGAACTAGATTTACATCTACTCCTTCAGCGTCACCAAACTTATCATAAGCAAGTTCTAATTCACCAGCAGTAACAGAATAATCATCTGTTCCACCAGCCAAACCAACTGTAGTGATAGGAACAACTGATGTATATGCAGTTGCAGTATCAGTACCCCAGTTAGTACCAGCAGCAATATGATCACCCCAGAAAACAAACTCAGACTGATTAAAGATAACCGTTGGATAATAAATACTATCTCCTTGAGGCCCTTTAGCAGATGAATTTTTTGATAGGTTAGCATAAGTTTCTAATACAGCATTACCTCTTTGACCAGCAACATCTACATCAGAACCAGTAATAAGACCAGTTGTATCAAAAAATACAATGTGTAATTCATCACCAGTACCACGACCATTTGCTAAGTTATATGCAGATTGGCCAGGAGCAGAATTAAATAAATCTGCCCAACGCCAGCGTCTTGTAATCAAAGCATTATCAGGGATAATAGTTTGCAATCCACCTTCGTCTGGGTCATCCTTTAAACGAATACTTAATACTTCACCGCTGATAGAAGTAACTTCGTATTGAGTATCACCAGATTCTATAGAAGCGTAATCTGAAAATGCTAAAACAACATCATCTGCAACTGTAATAGCTTTGTCTAAAACAAAAACTGTTCCTGAAGTAACTGTTTTAACTTTAACTATCTCAGTAATACCAGCACCGATAACACGATGACCTACTGCAACCGTACCAGAACCACCATCAACTGTAAGGTTAATGGAAGCAGTAACAGCACCAGCAACGACTTTTGTTACACTAAAAGCTTCATGAAACTTGATCATGTCTCCAACTTGGAAAGCAAACCCTGCTTCATCAGCATCATCAACTGTAATCGTTTTATCACCAACAGCTCCAGCACCGTTTACTAGGTTGTTTGAACCCAAGTCTTGTTCGTATGCTTGTGCAGAAGGACAAACTTCAACACCAATAGAGTTACCATTAGTACCAGCAGTACGTGCATACCAATCATTAGTAGTTACTGTACCATCACCTGTTTCAGAAAAGTAATCTGTAAGATATTGATCATTATCGCGTATCAATAATCCAGTACCACCTTCAGAAGCATTTAAGAGTGCAGATTCTGCACGAACAACTTTTAGAGTGTTGCTATATTTTAGAAAATTAGAAGCAGTATACCACCATTCAAAATTATTTGCATTGGGTTTACCGAAATTGTTGAGGAGATCAGACTCAGATGTGATTGTAACTATTGAAGATACAGGGCCCTTTTCAAAAGGCCCAGCAATTGCACCAATTGTGGTATCAACTGATGGAACAACATTAGTTAAATCAATCTCTTTGACATGAACGCCAGGAGAAACTAGAAAAGACATTAATTTGTACTCCTTATCTTTAAGAGTTGGTTTTTGTTTTGTACAGATATTTATAAAAAAAGAAACTTACAAAAACAGTTTTTATAAGTGTTATAACATATAAATATTAACATGGTAAATACACATTATGAAAAGTATAAAGATACTATTAAAAAGGTGGCTCGTAGAAACTATCGTAAAAGAATTATATTGTTAAATGAAAATTTAGCTAATAAATCTTGTAAACATTGTGGTGAGAGTGAAACTGTATGTTTAAAATACTACCCTCACGATTCGGAAATACGAAAAATAACAAAAAGAGTAGGAACTAATCCTAAGAGTAGAAAAGAAATATTCTCTCTTATTGATGAAAGTATTATATTATGTGCAAATTGTTGGATTAAAAATGATAATGATTTATTAGAGTTTATCTAATATTACCAATCCGTTCCATAATCTCTCACTACTGCAGCCCACTTCGTACCATACTCATCTACCATATTTCCGATATTTTCATCTTCTAAACCATTAATCATAAAACCAAAAGGAGCCATGTCTTGTTCTAATGCATTTTGTTGTTCCCTCATCATTGTCATACGTACATCACTATCTGTTAATTCTTTAAAATATTGTTGATCTGTTACCCATGCAAATATAAACAAGCAAGCAACTAGATCATCATTACATCCA